CTATCTAGGCGATCAGCCATATGCTTATATGGTTCTGAAACTTCTGCTTGTACTTCTAGCCTAATTCATGATGAATATCAGCAAGTAGTTCGTCAAATCCATCAATCTCTATTAAGTGAAATCTAGGAAAGCGAGTGAGCTCTTCAAGATCTTTAGCTAGGTCCCCCTGGACCGTACCTTTCATAACACACCAGTAAATACCATGAGGAAAGTTAGAGTCATATCTTAGCAGCGTATTTAATGTCTCCATTATAGAGCGGTCATTTCCCGCATAACCTATAACAATCATGCCAAATTCCGAAGCATACTGCTTGAATTTATCCCGCATGTTATCTTCTAAGCTTTCTAATTCTCGGACCGTATTTTTTATGTTATCGAAAAGAAAGTCACCATGTAATTTAATTATTTTTGGACGTGGAGAGGTAAGACGAACAGAACTAATACTTGAATCATGTGCGGATACGAGAGGCTTTAAGTCTGTACTAAATGAGTAACAGGCTTCGTTAACTAAGTCATCAAAATTGGTAGTAAATACAGTATTGAATACGTTGTTTTTTAACAAGTTAGATAAATAAATATACCCCCACGACGGAACTGCGTCTTTCAAGCAGCTTTCAATAAACTCTCGTCTTTGTGAGGGCTGATCATAAAGAGTTTCAAACAACTCTGAATACTCTGTAGGCTTTTCGTACCAATATTCATCTTGAAGTTTTTTCTCGGGGTACATATCAGAGAAAACAGCTCGCCATTCTTTTATTAACTCTCCAGCATGTTTTACTCCGCTTGTTACACTTGCTCCCGCACCGAGAAATAGCGTGAAGCTAGGATTACTTGTAGTTTTGAGTATATGTATTAGGTGTTTATGAGGTTTGGGTTCGAAAGCCATCTGTATATCCAGTAAAATTAATACGTTAAGTTATATCAGCCTAGAAAATTTCCAGAGTATTATGTTATATGAATCATAATACAATACTTAACTGCCTTACTATGTCTTTCTATAATCTTCGTGAGCTCTAATTGTATGTCAATTAGTCATGATACATATAGACTTTGAACAACGTACCACAATAAATCTAGTTAATTTATTGGCCAACTTCCGGATGAACTGCCACTTTTGATGGTTACTTTGGCATTGCCTTTTATCTCGTCAACGACAGCATTTGCGATAGCGGTGACAAGTTCATCTGATTTGGAATGAACTCCGGATGTAACAAAGCCTTGAAGTTGTAGTTCTGCCAAAATTCTATTTTTTAATGATAATTTACTTAGTGACATTATTTCCCCGCCCTGACGGTAGTAGATAGATCAGAATGCGGCAAACCGGTGAATGCACAAATGCAATCGCCCTGCACGACACCTTTGCCGCCATTCATAGTGATAAGGTCCGCGGTGAAACGCATATTTTTAGCACTGACCTGCCAGTCTTTCTCTATAGTTTCTAACCTTTGGCCCATAACTTTAAGTTTTTCATCTTGAGCAATTACCGTGTTTCGCAATTTACCGATCACCGTAACCACATCACCAGCGGTAGCCGTTTGCATGTTGCCCAAGCTTCCTAACACCAGATCATCTCCTGACAACAAATTAATAGCGCCAAGCGCTTCAATAAGCTTCTTACCATTCACTTCTTCAGTGCTGTGCTCATTTACAAAAAGCTGATGCTGGCCAAACTCACCTTTATACCGTTCAAATTGGTCTAACTTACCAAACGCTCTCTGATTTTGAGTTTGGTCAGTCTGCAGTGTTGTATTTCCTGCGGCATCGACTCGATAACTCACTTCTTCACGTTGCTGTTGTAGTTGTTCACCAGGCTCTATTGAGGGAAGCGCATATTCACGTCCATAAACGCCACGTATGATGGGTCTATCGCTTCGACCATAAGCGAAAGCAATTTCAACCAATGTCCCTTCTAATGGATACGCTAACAATCCGGACTCATGTCCGCTCATGTTAACCGGCAGTGGAATCGAGCGATAAACCGGTACGTTACTATCTGGTTGCAAATTCTCATCTAGGACTTGCACATCAACAGAGAGTCTTGGCCGAAATGGGTCAGATACTTTACCCGCTGTCGTACTGTCTCTAACCGATTCGACTCGCCCGAACTTTGGCAAGTGAAAGCCTGCTGCTAATTCAGGAAAATGCTGTAGTGTTTCTCGCTTTTTAGGTATGACTTCAGACTGCTCAGCTTTCCAATACGCCGTCATATCATCCTGTATTAAGTCAACCCGATAGACTCGCTTACCATTCACAACACGACCTGGTCTAAGCATAGGAAACGGAACAAAGGTGACACTGTTACCATTTTGACGACTCGTAAACTCTTCAGGTAGTGGCATTGGTTTGTCGTTGAAATGGCTATCTTGATAGGAGCCAAAATAAACCACCTGGTCAGTATGTTGAAACCAAACACAGTCAGGAATAGAAAAAGCCTTAGCGACCTGATCTAAACATTGATAACCCGTTCCCTGGCAAACAAAGTTTGGGATCGCGGTCTTCATGTATTCTTTATTGGGTAGATTAAACTCGAGACCAGTAAGGTGAGAGATCGCATCAATAACTTGCTCGGCATTTGGATGCTCTAAACTGAGAGACCAACGTTTACTCAAAATACCTGTCAGTTCTTTTACTGTGATTTTTTGGTAGCCATTGACTGTAGATTGGATTTTATCAACATAGCCCTCAAACCAAGGCGATGTTTTGTTTTCATATCCAATATCAAAACGCACCGGCTCGAATAATTTCAAGAGTTGTGTAACTTCAATTTCAAAGATGGCCACACTACCCAAAGAAAGCTTTAAGCTCACCATGTTACTTGCCAATTTGACTTCTTCGCCGCTTATATACAAGCGCTTCTCTAACTTCATTGAGTCGCCTCCTCTGCGGTGATGAGAGCCTGTTTTAACCGAGTATTCTCTCGCTGCTCTGGCTTGCTTTGCGCTTTAATCCGCTGCTCTTTTTGCTCGGCGACACTGTTGTACTCCCGAAGCTCAAAGGAAACATTCCAAGCCTGTAGAGTTTCATGTTCTCTTGCTTGAATACGTCCAGTGAACTTCACATTGCGAATTTTAAGTGCGAGCGCAATGTCATTGCCGATTCGATAAATACGCCTAGCATTCGACTCATCTTTATCTGAAGCAAACGCATAAAGTTGGGTCAGTGTTTCTATACGAATGAATGGAACACGACCACTAAAGGTAAGCTTTTTGCCTTTGTCACCTTGCTCTGCCACCTCGGTACCAGAAGACTGCCCACTCATGTCCTGGTCTTTAAGCTCCATAGACATTTCAACGGTCATCGAGTCTAAGTTAATTGGCACACCATCTAGAGCTAGCATAATAGCTCCTCAAAAAACGTCATAGGTTCATAGCTAAGCAATAAGCTTGCTAATGTAAATTGATGATTGTTGGGCGTTCCCGCTTGATTCAATCGTGTCGCTATACTTTCCGCATTGCCCTCCACGGAGAACGCATAGATACTTCCTTTCAAGTTCTTCAGGGCGTTGAGCTGAGCCTTGATTTCTTCCATCTTTTTATTGCGTTTCGCTGCTAGTAACTGCAACTTGTCAATTACGTGATGGTCATCGTCTGCTAATGACTCTAGCGTAGCTACTTGGGCACCTTGCCAATGTAAAGCATCATGTAATGGGTTAGCGTTGAGTAAAGCCATCGGCTTAAAGCGTGGTAGAGCGATCGCTGCAGGTTGATGGAACTTATCAACGTCATTGGTATTTAAAGCATGACTTTGCCTAGCTACTTGGCACCATTCAGGCATTGGAAGCAATGATGTAAGCTCAATGAGCTGCCGAGAGAATTGATTCAATTGAGAGGCCGTTACCATTATCGCAATGCCGTGAAGATGGCCGTTTGGTCGGTACCTATCAGCGTAATCCCGCAGCTTATAAGATAACGTTTTAATTGCAGTACTAGGATTGAGGTAACACCCCGAGTCCAAACGGGTCCCCACTTGAAACTGATATGGCGACACTGTAAGTACGGTTCCTGAGACAAGTAAGGATTGAAGTTCACTACGCAGCTTAAGCAAAGCGCTCGCCTCTTCACTTAAAGAGTGACGCCCGTAATTGGCGTCACTTGTATGGTTAGTTAACCGGTTAATCGCTTCATTCATTACGGCGCCGACTGTGTCTGTCACTGACTCAGCCTTGGTTTGAATATTCTGCAAGTAACTTGGCCAGTTTAATTGGGATAAGTGCCAAGTCATAAGCGGCCTTCAATTGTCATGGATTTCTCCGCAGGGCGTTGTGGTCGAATGGCCATCGTTACTACACCATCCTTTACATAGTCGCGCAGCGCTCTCCGGTAGCTTCTCCAAACTGAAGCAGTTAGCGTAGAACGAGGATCGGAGTCTTCATGTAATGTGACTTGTCTATCCACATAAACCATTTCATGTGCCACCCATTGATTTTCTGCTTCAGCAAAAATGGCTGGCTCTTCTTGACCAGGAACTGCATCTGGATATGTCCATATGCCATTTGATTGTAAGACAGCGGGTAGCTTCTCGGGTAGTGAAGGGATCTCTATCCATCCATGCGGAGGGGTACCTCCGATAACTTGAAAACACCCCGTTCCCACTAATCCATATATTTTCTCTTTATCCATGCCTTACACCTTAACGCCCACAATCTTTCTCAAATAATGCTCACCTGAATAGGCGGTCACGCCATCGTATTTTAGAGAAGTACCACCTCTAACCGATTGAACTTCTTTACATGTCAAGGTAAACCCGTACTTGCCATCACTCTGCAAGATGATATAAAACTGGCCCAGCTCCATCGCTAATTGCACATCAACAATTGCACTCAGGCTTAGCCCTGACGCACCTGCATAACCACCTTCGGCTGTCACTATTAAGAAATCGAAGTTTGTAATAGGCTCTGAGGTTTTTAACTTCGTATTATTTGAGGCTCTTCCATTCCACAAAATTGACCGCTTTGTATTTGATTTACTGCTGAGTGCTTCTTGTAAACCTCGAATGGTAGAAATAG